CGAGACTATGAGCGAGACATTCCCAGCCCAAGGGCCGGTGCGTACGCAGATTATCGGTAAAGAGACCAACGAGAAGAAGGACGCCGCACAGCGCGTCCAAGAAGACATGAATTACCAGTTGACCGATGTGATGGTCGAGTATCGCCCTGAACATGAGCGCATGCTGTGGGGGTTGGGCCTCGCAGGTAACGCGTTCAAGAAGGTGTATTTCGACCCGTCACTCGGTCGTCAGGTATCTATGTATGTAGCTGCGGAAGACGTAGTTGTGCCTTATGGCGCGTCCAGCTTGGAAGTCGCTGAACGCGTCACCCACGTGATGCGGAAGACCCCGAACGAGCTTAAGAAGCTCCAAGCGTCGGGTTTCTACCGTGATGTAGACCTACCAGACCCCGTCAACTCGATGGATGAGGTAGAGCAGAAGATTTCAGAACAACTCGGCTTCCGTGCCGAGACCGATGACCGGTACAAGCTGCTGGAAATGCACGTCGATATCGTCATTGAGGACGATAAATACCGCGACGACGAGGAGAACGAGCTTGGCATCGCCCTTCCATACGTCGTTACCGTAGATAAAGAGACCGAGACGGTCCTATCCATTCGCCGTAACTGGAACCCAGATGACAAGAAAAAGCTTAAGCGCAACCACTTCGTACATTATTCGTACGTTCCGGGCTTTGGCTTCTACGCTTTTGGCCTTATTCACCTTATTGGTGCTTTTGCTAAGTCTGGTACCAGCCTTATTCGTCAGCTTGTTGATGCTGGTACTTTATCTAATCTACCGGGTGGATTTAAAACTAAGGGCTTGCGCGTCAAGGGTGACGACACCCCGATAAGCCCTGCGGAATGGCGCGATGTGGACGTAGCGTCGGGTACGATGCGCGATAACATCATGCCGCTGCCCTACAAGGAGCCGTCTGGCGTCTTGTATCAGTTGCTGGGGACCATCGTAGACGAAGGTCGTCGCTTCGCGGGTATGGCGGACATGAAGGTGTCTGACATGTCTGCACAGGCTCCTGTGGGCACCACGCTGGCTATTCTCGAGCGTACGTTGAAGATGATGAGTGCCGTGCAGGCACGCGTCCACTATGCGATGAAGCGGGAGTTCCAGCTTCTTAAGGGCATCATCCGCGACTACACGCCGGATACATACAGCTTTGAGCCAGAAGAAGGCGGTCGTCGGGCTAAGAAGTCTGACTACGACAACGTCGATGTCATCCCTGTATCTGACCCCAACGCTGCGACAATGGCGCAGAAGATTGTGCAGTATCAGGCTGTCATCCAGTTGGCTCAAGGTGCGCCGCAGATTTATGACCTGCCGTACCTACACCGCCAGATGCTTGAGGTGTTGGGTATCAAGAACGCCGAGAAGCTCGTACCACTCAAGGATGGTGACGACATGAAGCCGCGTGACCCTGTGTCTGAGAATATGGACGTCATCAACGGCAAGCCGGTCAAAGCGTTCATTTACCAAGACCATGAAGCACATATTGCAGTGCACACAAGCGCTCTGCAAGACCCCAAGATTATGCAGCTTATGGGCCAGAACCCTAACGCGCAGTCGATGCAAGCTGCTATGCAGGCACACATCGCGGAACACCTTGCGTTCGAGTATCGCAAGCAAGTCGAGATGCAGGCTGGCGTACCGCTGCCTCCGCCAAATGCTGAGATGGACGAAGGCACCGAGGTGGCAATCTCCCGCTTGGCGGCTGCGGCAGCACAACAACTACTTCAGAAGAACCAAGCCGAAGCTCAACAGCAGCAGAACCAACAGATGGCACAAGACCCCATCGTCCAGATGCAGCAGCAAGAGCTTCAGATTAAGCAGCAGGAGCTTCAGCTCAAGGCGCAAAAGATGGCGATTGACGCCGCTGATAAGAACGACCGCCTTGAACTCGAGCAGATGCGCATCGAGTCTCAGGAAGAGATAGCTGGCCTACAGGTCGGCGCAAAACTTGCCGCTTCCAAGAGCGACTTGGAGGCTAAGCAGGAAGAAGCAGGGCTACGTATGGGCATCGAAATTGCCCGCGAAGCCTTCCAACGTGAACAACCCGTTCCCAACCAAGCAATGCCTAAGGAGAATGAATGACACATGAGTTACTGATGTACCTGTCAAAAAAGGTACAAGATGAGATTGACGTGCTGAGCGGCGACCTCGCCCGTGGTACCGCAAAGGACCATGGGGAATATAAATATTACTGCGGAATTATCCGTGGGCTTATGGTTACAAACGGTTTCATTGCCGAAGCCGCACAAAGAATGGAACAAGACGATGACTGATATTGTTGGGGTCACCACCCCCTCGTTAGTGGGCCTAAATGGCAAACCCATTGTGGCAAAGGACAAAGAACCGGAAGTCCCGGTAGAAGACCGTGCAAAGCAGCTTCCAGACCCATCTGGCTATCGCATCCTGTGCGCTATCCCAGAAGCCGAAGAGAAGACCGCTGGCGGTCTCTTCAAGGCCGACTCGACCAAGCAGTTCGAAGAACTCACTACCCCAGTGCTTATGGTGCTGAAGATGGGTCCAGATTGCTACAAGGACGAGAACCGCTTCCCGTCTGGCCCATGGTGCAAGGAAGGTGACTTCATCCTTACTCGCCCGCATGCAGGTAGCCGTGTGAAAATTCATGGCCGTGAGTTCCGCATCATCAACGACGACAGCGTAGAAGGCATCGTTGAAGACCCCCGGGGCATTTCCCGCGCTTAACGGACGTAACCCGTACAAAGGAGAAGTAAAATGAGTATGCAGAATGATGACTTCGAGGATTTTTCCTACGAAGTCGAAGACGAAACCCCCGTTTCTGAGGCTGATAAGCCCGAAATTGAAATCGAAGATGATACTCCCGAGGCAGACCGTGGGCGTGAGCCTATGCCCAAGGAGCTTGTCGAAGAGTTGGAAGCTGATGAGCTTGAAGACTATTCCGACAAGGTAAAGACCCGTCTGAAGCAGATGAAGAAGGTCTGGCACGACGAGCGTCGTGAAAAAGAACGCGAGATGCGCGAGAAGACGGAAGCTCTTTCCGTTGCCCAACGCATCCTCGAAGAAAACCGTAGGTTAAAAAACACAATAGCGCAGGGCGAACAGTCCCTTATGGGTAGCTATAAGCAGGCTACGGAGATGGAAGCTGCAGTAGCTAAACGTGAGTTTAAAGAAGCTTACGAGTCAGGCGATGCAGACCGTCTAGCAGACGCTCAAGAAAAGCTTGCAGAGGTTAACTACCGCATGCAGCAAATAAATAGTTATCGTCCTACTTTACAAGAGGAATATAACGAGGTAGAAGTACCGCAACAGCAGGTGCAAGTTCCGCAACCTGACCAGAAAACTATGGCGTGGCAAGAGCGCAATACGTGGTATGGTACAGACCCGGAAATGACCGCAGCTGCTCTTGGGCTTCATCAGAGGCTCATAAATGAACGTGGCCCGCAGTTTGCAGGCACCGACGAATATTGGGGCGTTGTAGACAAAACTATGCGCCGTCGCTTCTCCGATTACTTCGGAGATGAAATGGATAATGGCGACACCAGACCTAATGCACGCGAACAGAAAGCGTCATCAGTCGTCGCTCCAGCTTCACGTACACGGTCCCCCAAAAAGATTGTGTTAAAACAGTCCCAACTGGCAATCGCAAAGCGTCTAGGCTTAACGCCTGAACAATATGCCCGTGAACTTATGAAGATGGAGAGATAAAATGACTAATGTAGCTGATAACAAGGTAGGCGCAGATCGCGCTCCCCGTGAAACCCGTGCAGAAGCTGAGCGTCCTAAAGTATGGCAACCGGCATCGACCTTGCCAGAACCGGACAAACAGCCGGGTTATGCGTACCGTTGGGTGCGTGTAGCCACGAATGGTGAAAAGGACCCCCGCAATATCTCGTCCAAACTACGGGAAGGCTGGGAGCCAGTGGCCATTGAGGAACAACCCAAGTTCCAAATGTTGGTGGACCCAGACAGCCGTTTCAAAAACAACATCGAAGTCGCAGGACTGTTGTTGTGCAAGGCACCGGAAGAACTGATGCGTCAGCGTAAGGAATACTTCGCTAACAAAAACCAGTCTCAGATGGACTCCGTGGACAATAACTTCATGCGTGAAAACGACGCTCGTATGCCACTCTTTAGGGAAAAACGGTCTACGACGTCATTTGGCAAAGGCAAATAGCTAAAGGAGCTATAATATGGCATACCCTTCTGTTACCAGCCCTTACGGGCTAATCCCAATCAATCTGATTGGCGGACAGGTTTTTGCTGGTGCTACTCGTCAACTCCCAATCGCAACCAACTCTTCGACTGCCATCTTCTATGGTGACGTCGTTAAGTTGCTCGCAGGCGGTACTGTTGGCAAGGACACTGGTACGGACTCGGCCACCCCTGTTGGTGTTTTCCTCGGTTGCACCTATACGGACCCAACCTTTGGCCTGACATTCCGTCAGTACTACCCCGGCACCACAAACATCAGTGACATCACAGCATACATTCAGGAAGACCCTGATGCGCTGTTTAAGGTCGCTGTATGCGCTGGTACCAACTCGAACACCGTCAGCTATGTAACACAGGCTGCTGTTGGTTCGAACCTCAAGCTGGCAAACGGCGCAAACAACGTTGGTTCAACTTCGAACGGTAACTCTAAGGTCGGTGTAGACTCGACCGAAGGTACTACTTCGACGTGGCCAATCCGCGTTGTGGACGTTGTTCCTGAGACTGCTTTGGCAGGTAACCCCGGTTCTTACACCGAAGTTATCGTCAAGTGGAACCAAGGCACCCACAGCTACCTCAACCCAACCGGTCTGGCATAAGGAGACTGAACAATGGCAATTTCACGCGCACAACTTCTTAAAGAACTGTTGCCCGGACTGAACGCTTTGTTCGGCCTCGAGTACGCACGTTACGGCGAAGAGCACAAAGAAATCTACGAAACGGAAACTTCCGAGCGTTCGTTCGAAGAAGAAACAAAGCTTTCCGGTTTCTCGGCTGCTCCAGTCAAGAACGAAGGTTCGGCTATCGCGTACGACAACGCACAGGAAGTCTTCACTGCTCGCTACAACCACGAAACGATTGCCCTCGGGTTCTCGCTCACGGAAGAAGCGATTGAAGATAACTTGTACGACTCGCTGTCGTCGCGTTACACGAAGGCATTGGCTCGCGCCATGGCCTACACCAAGCAAACTAAGGCTGCTGCAGTCTTGAACAACGGCTTCGACACCGACTACACTGGCGGCGACGGTCAACCATTGTTCTCGGCTTCGCACCCATTGGTTTCTGGTGGCACGAACTCGAACATCCCAAGCACTCCTGCTGACTTGAACGAAACGTCGCTTGAAGCGGCTGTAATTCAGATTGCAGCGTGGACGGATGAACGTGGCCTGCTCATCGCGGCTAAACCGCGTAAGCTTGTCGTACCGCCAAGCCTGATGTTCGTCGCAACTCGCTTGCTCGAAACCGAACTTCGCGTTTCGACTGCAGACAACGACATCAACGCACTGAAGTCGAACGGCTCTATCCCAGAAGGTTACGCCGTAAACCACTTCTTGACCGACACTGACGCGTGGTTCTTGACCACCGACGTGCCAAACGGTCTGAAGCACTTTGTTCGTACGCCAATGGCGACGGGCATGGACGGTGACTTCGACACCGGTAACGTACGTTACAAGGCTCGTGAGCGTTATTCGTTCGGCTGGTCAGACCCTCTGGGTATGTACGGTTCCGAAGGCGCTGCCTAATAGTTTTCCGAGAGCATAGCTCAAGGGAACGGGGGGAAGGGAGGAGAGAAATCTCTTCCCTTCTTTTTTGTTTGTGTTATATATACGTCACTAGGGATATTATTCGTACCGACCGGCCCAGCGGACTTAGTAGAGACGGTACGGACGAGTGCTACTACACAGGAGATAAGTCATGGCTAATACTACATTTAACGGCCCAGTTCGTTCTGAGAACGGCTTCCAAACGATTTCAATCAACGCCACAACCGGCGCTGTAACCGTAACCGGCACCATCGGTGCAGCAATCACAGCAACTAGCACTATTACTGCTCTTAGCGGTTCGGGCCTCACGGCTGGCGGCGCTGCTGCCTTTATCGGTACCAACGTCGCTGCTGGCATGGGCGTATACATGGGTTCAGGCGCTCCGACGATTGCGGCTGCTAAGGGTTCGCTCTACCTGCGCAGCGATGGTTCAGGCACTGGTGACCGTGCGTACATCAATACGAACGGCTCGACCACTTGGACTGCGCTCACAACCGCTGCTTAATCGGTAACCTCTAAGAAGGAGAAATCCGATGGCAATGCAAACAGACGTCAAATCCACCAAGCCACTTACAGCTACCGGTGTGTTCAAGACTCAGTCCGATGCTAACATGGCGTTCCGTACGCGTATCAAGGGTATCTATTACACCAATGGTGCGACCGCTGGTTCGGTGGTTATAACGGACGGGCAGGGTGGCAACACGTTGCTGACGTTGAACACGCCTGCTGCTGCAAATGCAGACGCGGTGTATGTCCTAATCCCTGACCAAGGCATACTTGCAGAGAACGGTTTGTATGGTACAGTGACCAACACTGCCTCCATTACCATTTTCTACGGGTGATATATGCAACAGGAACAAAGCTACGACTTAGCTGGTAAGAGCGTCTTCATCGCTCTTCCAGCATACGACTTCAAGGTGTCCTTGAAGCTAGCTGTTTCTCTTGCTCGTTTTGCTCAGCAGGCTGCGGCACACGGAATTGAACTTCACATCGGCAGCATATGCGGGTGTTCGGTTGTTTCTCGTGCACGCAACCTGTTGGCGCAAGACCTGCTTGAGTCAAAGTGCGACTACCTAATGTTCATCGACTCGGATATTAACTTCGAGCCACAAGATGTGTTCCGCCTTATGGCGTGGGGCACCGACCCCAAGAAGGGTATTGTAGCTGCCGTGCCCCGTACGCGCAGCGAAACCAAAACTTACATTGCTACTCTCGACCACGACGAGAACAACCAACTCACCATGAACCAGATGGGTCTGGTTCGTGCGAAGCGTGTAGCTACAGCATTCATGCTGGTACGCCGCGAAGTGTTTGAGCAAATGTCAGAAGCCCACCCAGAGTGGAGCTACTACGACACGCGGTCCGACCGCATGCTAAACGCCATGTTTGACTTCCTCGTCACCGACGAAGGTTATATCGGAGAGGACTTCCTCTTCTGCGACCGTGCGCGGGAACTGGGCTTTGAAGTGTGGGTAGACCCCACAATCACACTGGGCCACATGGGCGTACAGGAATATGTCGGTAACTACGGTGATGACATCCTTTACCCGATGATCGTCCCCACACAGAAGGAAGCAGCATAATGGATACCATGAAGAAACTTGGGAAAAGTGGTATGTTTGGCCTCGCCGGACTCGCGGCGACCAATAAGGGTGCGGTTAATAAAATTGCCCGTAACGGCGGTTTGGGCATTATGGGTATGTTGGCTGCTAAAAAGAAGAAGCCAACGCAATCCGGTCGCCCGATGATGGAAGATATCATGACAGCTGAGCAAGTCCCCGCAAATAGGGCTGCTCCTATTATGGCTGGAGATGTTGACGCCATGATGGGCCGTATCTCTCAGCGCGATATGCCTGCCATGAAAAAAGGCGGCAAGGTCAAGAAGATGGCCAAGGGCGGTTCCGCTTCGCGTCGTGCTGATGGCTGCGCTACTAAGGGCAAAACCAAGGGAAGGTTTGTGTAATGTCAGATAAACCAAAACATACTTACAAAGCACCCGTACCTCCACAGGCGGGATATCGCCGTGGCTTTGAGCCGCGTCCCGGTGAGAGTGACTCCCAGCGTTTGAAGCGTGAGTTGGAAGAGCTTAAACGTCGTGCCAAGGGTAAGGCTAGTGGCGCTAATTACGACCACTACAATAACGCTGCTGGCGGCGCTATCGACAAGCCAAAGCCAAAGCCAAAGCCCATGCCACTACCAACACGCCCAAGTCACGTACCACCAAGGTTAATAGACACGAAGCCACTTAAGCCAGTCATTAAGAAGTTTGCTAAGGGCGGCTCAACTGCCTCCAAGCGTGCTGATGGCTGCGCTACTAAGGGCAAGACGAAAGGGAAGATGGTCTAATGGCTAAGACACCCGCATGGCAACGCAAAGAAGGCAAAGCGAAGTCTGGCGGGCTGAACGCCAAAGGTCGTGCGTCTTACAACAAAGCCAACCCGGGTAAGCCCGGGTTGAAGGCTCCACAGCCCGAAGGCGGTCCGCGTAAGAAATCATTCTGCGCTCGGATGTCTGGGATGAAGAAGAAGCTTACAAGCAAGAAGACTGCGAATGACCCTAATAGCCGCATCAACAAGTCACTCCGGGCTTGGAAATGCTAACATGGAGATGATGCTTTGGAACATCGTACTAAGTGTCGTGGTGGCGGTTATGGGTTTCTTCCTTAAAGGGAAGATCGACGAGTTGGACCGCATTGGCATCCTGCTTAACAAAACACGCGAAGAAGTGGCACGCGACCATGTCACTCGCGCTGAGATGAACACTTTGGTCGATAGGTTAGGGGACCGGTTTGACCGGGCCTTCGAACGCCTTGAAGCCAAAGTTGATGAAATGAGAAAGGTATAGTCATGGCACGTAAAATGAAAAAGTTCTCTGCCGGTGGTGCACAAGGTCGTTACGACCGTCGCATGGCGGACATTGAAAAAGACTACGCAAAAGCTATGACCCGTAAGACGGGTAAGGCCGCTGAAGTAGCTGAAGCAAAGCGCCAACAGCGTATCGCTGACGCCAAGGACGACCTTGCTAAGCGCACAGGCGCTGACCGCACTGCTACACGTGCCGCTGAAAAGCTTGCAGAAAGCAACCTGACAAAGACCCGCAAGTACGGCGCTCCACAGGCGGTGAGCAAGCTCGAACCGATTGCTTCCGAGAAAATCACAGAGACCTTATCTTTACCTAAGTCGGGCCTCGCTACTTCGACTAAGAAGGCACCAGCTAAAGTAGCTGCGAAGTCTCCCGCGAAACCGGACATTAACAACCCATCCATGTCTAGCACTCGGGCACGGCTGGAAGCAGGGCGCGCCGATTTCCGTAAGCAGCAGCAAAACCGTCGTAGAATAGCAGCAGCAGCTGAAAAAGAGCCTGTTACTAAGTTCGACAAGGCAGCTTTTAGCGACCTAAAAACCGGAAAAAATAGCTATGGAGCTGCTAACCTCGGAAAGTCACGCGCACCTGCCGCTTCATCGGCGTTGATGGCACCAAAGGGTTCTACGTCACGTAGCGGCTCTTTAGGCGACATATTCAAAACATCTGATGCCTTTAAAAAGTCGCAGGAAGCTAAATACGGCAAACGTACACCACTTATTAGTGGTACGGATACAGATTCTCTTATTACGTATGGCGATGCGGCTGCTAAAAAGAACGCTGCTAACAAAGCTAAAGGTGGTAAAATTATGAAGAAACCAGCAAAAGCTAAGGCCAAGCCATTCGCAGCGACTAAGTTCGGTGCTGCAATGGTCAAGAAGTCGGCTGATACCAAGGGTCGTGCAATGGTCAAGAAGGCCGGTGGCGGCAAGTGCTATGCCAAAGGCGGCTCCATCGACGGTATCGCTATTAAAGGCAAGACCAAAGCTAAGCGCGTCACTATGAAAAAAGGCGGTAAGTGCTAATGCGAGCTTGTCGGGGTATGGGGGCCATAAACCCTTCTAAAATGCCGGGGGCGAAGACAATTCGTCGGAAGGATAACCCCGACGAGGTGACTATGTATGCCAAAGGCGGAAAGCTCGACATTTCGAAGGCCATTAAGAAGCCGGGTGCACTGCGCTCGGCTCTTGGTGCCAAGAAGGGTAAGCCAATTCCAGCCGCTAAACTTGCCAAAGCCGCTAAGGCTCCGGGTAAACTAGGCCAGCGTGCGCGGTTCGCACAACTGCTAAAAGGCTTCAAGAAAGGTAAGTAAATGACCAGTCTACCTCAAGGCTTTATGCCACAACAGTCCCAGCAACCACGGCAACCACAGCAACCACAGGGCGGCTTCGGTGGTGGATTCCAACCGACACGGCAGCGCTTTAACCAAATGCCTCAGCAACAGCAGGGCTTCGGTGGTTTTGGCGGCGGCTTCGGTGGATTTAACGGCGGTGGCTTCGGTATGCCCCCGCAACAGCAGGGCTTCGGTGGCTTCGGTGGCTTCGGTGGCTATGGTATGCCTCAACAACAGGGCTTCGGTGGCTTTGGTGGCTATGGTATGCCTCAGCAACAGCAAGGCTTCGGTGGCTTCGGTGGCTATGGTATGCCCCAGCAACAGCAGGGCTTTGGCGGCTTCGGTGGCTTCGGTGGCTTTAACCCCGGTGTAAACGGCTTTCCGGGTCCCCAGCAAATGCAACCTATGGTTCAACCTACTGCTCCACAGCAGCAAAATAGTCCTGCTAGGCAGTCCTTTGAGCAGTTCATTGCGTCAGGTGGTCCAAGGGGAGGTGGCGCAGGTTTCTTCAACGCGCTACAAGGGGGGCAGGGTTCTCCACAAGAAGAGCAGGCAGCAAATATGATGCAGCAGTACCGGCAGCAGCAGCAGGGTTTTATTCCCGACCTCTCAAAAATGTCGATGTACAAACAGCTAGGGAGTATGCCGGAGCCTACTTCACAGGCGGAAAATATGCAGCAACAGCAGCAACGGCAAGCCCTTATACAGCAAATGGGCGGTGAGCAGACACTTGACCAGTATAGAAATTACGTCCGTATGCAACAGCAACAGCAGCAGCAGCCTATGGTCCAACCTACTCCCCCACAGCAAGTAGAACGGATTACACCCCAGCGTCTGATTTCCGGTGGTCCCGTCAGTGACCAAATGCAGCCTATGGTTCAGCCTCCTGCTCCACAGCAAGCAGAACAGGCTATACCCCAGCTTTCACCTGCGCGTCAGCACATAAAGGCGATGCAGCAGCGACAGCAGCAGCAGCGAATGGGTCAGATATCAGGCAACCCATATTCGCAACAGCTAGGCCAAGAAGACCGGCGTATGGAAGCCATGCGTAAGTTGCAGCAAATGAACCTCGGCGGGTAAATGGCTCGGTCGGACGAACCTAAGTGGAAGCGTATCGTTGCCAGCGTAAAGGCTGGCACGAAGGGTGGAAACGCGGGTCAATGGTCCGCACGTAAAGCCCAGCTTGCTACGCAACGGTATAAGAAATCCGGTGGCGGCTACAGCGGCCCGAAGACGGAAGCTCAGAAATCTCTATCCAAATGGACTAAGGAAGACTGGGGCACCAAGTCGGGCAAGCCGTCTACCCAAGGGCCGAAAGCCACCGGTGAGCGCTACTTACCTAAGAAAGCACGTGAGGCTTTGAGTTCGAAGGAATACTCTGCTACAAGCAAAGCGAAACGCGCAGGCACTAAAGCGGGCAAGCAGTTCGTTAAGCAGCCGAAGGCGATAGCGAAGAAGGCAGCTAAATACCGATGACCACTTCTGGCACCAGCACATTTAACCTCGACCTCAACGAACTAGTCGAAGAGGCTTTTGAGCGTTGTGGGGCTGAGCTTCGCACGGGCTATGACTTGCGTACGGCGCGGCGCAGTCTCAATCTGCTCACTATTGAGTGGGCTAACCGTGGTATTAACCTGTGGACCATCGAGCAGGGTTCGATACCTATGGTGCAGGGGCAGATTGTTTACGAGTTACCCGTCGATACTATAGACCTACTCGAACATGTCGTGCGCACCCAGACCGGTGAGCAGCAGACCGACATTACAATTAACCGTATCAGCGTTGATACGTACTCGACAATCCCTAACAAGAACGCTCAAGGGCGTCCTATCCAAGTGTGGATTAACCGTCAGTCAGGTGCGACCTATCCGGCAGGTGGACGGCCTGCGGGCACTAACTCGACTACGGGTGTCGATCATCCGTCGATTAACGTCTGGCCAGCTCCAGACCAGAGCAATTATTATACTTTTGTCTACTGGCGCTTGC